AAACTTCTTAGCAAGTCTACGTCCCTCGGCAACCATTTCTTCTCCATTGCCGACGACCTCCATACTAATATCAGGTACACCAAGGTCTATTAATGTCTGGTATACGTACTCAGGATCTCCACCATTCTTTAATATCAAAGATGGGTTAGTAGTCACACCATCTATCAGACCCGTAGCATAACCTTCTTTAATTGCTTCTGTGTCTGCAGTGTCCAGAAAAATCTTCATCGTGGTAAAGTCGTCCATATATTATTCTCTTATATATCTCAAAAAAATATTGGTGAGGGAGGTAAGATTTGAGTATGCTTACAAACGCAGGGCATTGCTACTCTTAGTAATTTTACTGCGTTGCACGAGTCCCGACTGGTAGGTCGGTTCTATCCCGAAGGAAAGCGGATACCACTCCTGACTCATCACCTTAACCAGCCTATTGCCAGCAAGTTTAATTCAGTCACTCCCATGTTGAGTCCGTCGATTCAACAAAGTTAGTATAGTACATACCTATTTGGGTGTCAACCCCCTAGATTTAGTGTTTGGATTTCTTAATATTTACTACGCTAAATACCTAGGAATATTGTCTTTATGATATATGAAAAGAATTGCCCTTGCTATTGGTATGTTATTGATGACGGCACCTATGGCTCGTGCCGATCTTGTTCATCGTATGAGTTCTTCAACTCAGCTTACCGTTAATGGAGCTTACACAGACTCATCCAGAATAGGTTCAACTTATGCCGTGTCTGGAAATAATATTAAAGTTGATACTTCTAACAGTGGACACTTCGGTGCTCTAACTGCTGGTAGTGCTACTGCTGCACCTACATTAGATGTTGGTACTTACGACGTTAACACTGCGGGCTCGGCCTTCACATTTTCTGAAACCTATACGCAAGGAGATGCGATAGCTGCTATAGGTGCTGGTGTTGACGTTACCGCAGGTGTCGTAGCTGATATGCCGTCGTATGGTGAAACACTTACGATGTCTGGTGGTGTCGCAGGTACTTTAGCTGGCACGATTACTTCTGCTGGTTTAACAACTGTGGTGGCAGGTGGTGCTGGCACTACGGCTACTGGACAATTCGTGACTGAGATTATAATCGACTAGTCATGAAACGTATACTAACAGTATTACTACTGCTTAGTAGTGGAGGTGCTGCAAGAGCAGTACCCGTGGTCCCAAATTTTACCCAGGGATCAATGACTAGCCATACGGAAACAACGTCTACGGTGACGGAGACGATAAATTCGATGGATTATAACACAGGCTACCAGTACGTAGTCACTGGGACCAACGTCCAAACAGACGCAGCAAGTTTAGCACCAGCAGGTACTAACAACACATCAGTAACCTTAAATGGAGTGACTTCATCATGGACAAACCTAGATATGTCAAACAAACCCGCATACGAAATGACAACTCCAGGAGCAGCATTTCAATTTACAGAGAGCTATCAAGCTCCCGGGCTTTCAAATCACACGATAATTCAAAGAACGACAACTATAAATTCCGTAACAGATACAACAAGTGTCTTCACGCAATAGCAGCAACTGCTGTAAGTGCTATAACATGTTCACCAGTTATGGCGGCAGATGTTGGTGGTGTAAGTGCTACTGCTAATCCTATTGCTAACTCTTCAGGCTCAGTAACCAATCAAGCCATACAGGTTTTACAAGGTCCGTATATAACTAATACCTATGGTGGTGGTATCCAATGTCAAGGTGCTACCATGAACATCACACCATTCATTACTGGTAATGGTGCTTTCAAGCGACCATTTGAAAGATACTATGATGATCCCGTCTATGATATACACGATGCTGATGATGACGGACAGATAGATAATCCAGGAAATATACTTTACTATGTTCCTACAAGAACTAATCAGACAGAAAATTATAACTTATCATTAGGTGTCTCTGCTACATGGTCTAAACCATTAGACAAAGAACTACAAGAATTATGTAAGACAGCAGCAACTACTCAAACAGCACTTAACGCACAACTATTATCAAACAAAAGATTAGACTTTGAAATAGCAAGACTTAAGAACTGTGGTGAACTAAAGAAAGCTGGTATTATGTTCCACCCCAAATCACCATACCATGCTGTATGTGCTGATGTTGTATTAGTAAATCCTGCTGGTGTAGTAGCACCTCATGCTCACAGTTTTAATTCAGTTTCTTCATCCTCTTCAAAGTCCGAATCGCCTGAGTCCGTTCCCGTTGAAGTTCCATCCGTTCCTGACGAGAAGGTCTCTTCGTCTCCTTCTTCCCCAGGATTTTTTGCCCAATTCCGATTACCTTTTTTATCACGGGACGAAAAACCTTCAGCAGCAGATCGGCTAGGGGTTTTGCAAGTAGGGCACTTCCCGTCGCAACCGTCGCAATCACAGCAGTCGTTGACGCAACCTGTGGAGTCGGGAGAAACTGCTCAGTAACCGTAATATCTTCATAAAGAACTACACATATTTTCTTACCAGGATTAGCAGGATCTTTCTGTAACTCATATCCTGATATTTTTTCCTTCTGATTCTGTGCTACATCTCCTATCCTTTGGGCATTGGGTCCAGGACAAGGAGGATCTTCTACTCCTGTCTTACCTGTGTCTGGTGTCTCTGGACTATCTGGTGGTTCTGGTGCTGGTGCAATAGGTGGTGCTTCTTGTTCTCTTATTATAGTTAACTGCTCTGGCTCATAATTCATAGCATCAAATGTTGGATATGATCCATCAGGGCATATTGTCATTGCACCTTCAGGATCATCTGTTACTAAATTTCTATCCCAAGGTTTATTATTTCTCTTATTGTCTTTGTGCATGGTAACACAACCAGGCATATCAATAATAGGAAATCCAATATAATTTGTTACAGGATCAAAGTTAGGAACATACGGTTGTTGTATCTGCCATGAAGGTATGTAATGAGTACCAACAGTCTGTACCTGAATATTTGGTATATTATGAATTGGGTCAGACATTATTAGTCTTTCCAACCACCTGATTTTAACCAGTTGTTATGGTGTGGATTATCCCAAGAATCACTAATTTCATAAGAAGGAATAATAACCTCAGAAATATATCTCCTATTCTCTTTAGCAATATTTAAACTCTGTGTTTCTAAAGTATTAACTCTACCATCAATCTGCGATGACCACCACACGGCACCACCTAATTGTGCTGCTAGGAATGTTAATACTGCTGCTGGAATTTTAAGGTCTTTCATTTTTTCTTTTTAGGTAAATATTGTCTAAGTACATTACCTGTAGTATCAGGCATTACTTTATTCAATCGTTCATCAATAGTCTCATTAATATATTTCTCTATTCTCTCTTGTTCTTTCTCAGGAGCATTTGTTATCACACTAAAAACAATCCCACTAACATCCACTAGTACCCATACAAATGATACTACTGCAAGATAGTGAGGTATTTTTCCACCAACAAACTTCTGAATAGGACTCTTTTTATTAGGATCCTTTAATGGTTTACTTAATTTCATCATAGTCATAATAAAATTTAATTACAATAGGATTGCTCCGATGATAAACCCTTTAGTAAATGATACTACAAGCATCTGATAATCAGTCAAGTTAAACTTGTCCTGAAATTTCTTAGCAAGGTTTCTATCCCATTCTACTACTTTATCAAAAGCAGGTTTTGGATTGAAATTCCACATAATTAACCCTCGTTTAGTGTACCGAATGATCTACGAATCTCACGAAGTGCCTCAAGGTTCATATCCTTGGTTCCACCATCGTAAGCATGAGCATATCCTTCTGTAATCATCTGCTCATTAAGAGAGACCTCTTCCTCATTTATATAGCACCACCCTAAAAGACGACCATACTTACCTTGACCACCAACCAGTTCAGTTCTAATAGTAAGTTCATCTCCATCACCAGCAATAGTAGCTTCTAACTTTTCCTTTAACCAGTTAGTAGCATCTATTCCCAATGCCTTCTCTTCCAAGTTTCTTGTTCTTTTCTCTGGCGTATCAACTCCTGCAATTCTAACTCTTTCTTTCTTGTATAGATCAAAGCCGAGGTCAATAGTAACATCGATAGTATCACCATCAAGAACTTTGTCTATCGACACCACTCGAAAGTTGTAACAACTCTTCCGACTTGGTGGAACCATTGCTCCCATAAGTATACTCCATAAGTGTATTATTTAGACAGCAGTTGTACTCAAAGTACCATCATTAGCAACAACAAGTCTGTACTTTGTACCATTTGGAGATGTTAATACTACTCCTACTGCTTGTGATGCTCCCACAGTAACATCCGAAGTAAAAGAAACTGCTCCACCAACAATTCCCTTAGTACCATTACTATAAATTTCTAAATCAGTTCCAGCACCAAATGTTGCTTTTGCATTATCAGTAAACTCTAATGCATTATCAGACTTATCCCATGTTAAATTATAATTTTGACCCGTGAAGTTTACATTATCATTGGTATGGAGAAGACCAAGTAGATTAACCCCATTTCTAAAAGTAGCAATACCACTTACATTTAAGGTACCAACTACATCTAATTTTGCACCTGGTATAGCTGTTCCAATACCAACCAGATCAGTGCCACCATCAGAAAAAATTAGATTCTCATCATTTAATCCTTCAACACGAAAATCGCAATTATTACCACCATCATTAACTACAAGTGTATCAACAGATGATTCTTGAACTGTAAGTATGCCTTTACCACCAGCCATTAAGCGTATTTTATCGTCATTAAATTCAATATAGGTATCAGTATCACCTGTATGCCTGATATTACTGTCTACATATATTTCCCCTTCTACCGTAACCCTATTTTCTGCCACTATATTATGGCTAAAGGTTGAAATACCACTTACATATAAATTTGTTGTGGTGGTAAGTCCTGTTACACTAACACCTTCAAGAGTGGTGGCAAATTTCTCAATCTCATTATAAAACAGTTTTACATCTTGATTCTTAGTACATTCAATATACTTTCCAGTATCATCCGACCTTTTAAGTATAATTTTATCTCCACGAATTCTAAGATCACCACCTGTCTCACTATTTCTCAGGAAGGTGTGAGTACCTCCATGCCATATCTGAAAATCCTCATTATCTCCAAATACTAATCGAGTATCATTATATAAAGTTAAATCACTTGAAGATTTATTCCATTTTGCATTTGTATGTTGACCTTTAAATTGTACATCTTCATTAAATGTAGAGATACCAACAACATTAAGAGTCTGAGAAGATACAAACTCTGTGGTAATACCAGATCCTCCACCAGAAGCATCAGCACCTACCCACTTAGAACTAGAAGAATCATACTTCAAATACTTATTATTAACTCGTGCCGTTGATATATCAACATCATCCATATCCTTGATGTTAACAGCACCACCGCCACCAAGAGTTGATAGTTGTTTCTGAATTCTATTAACAAACAATTTATAATGCTCTTCAAACTTATCAAGAGTTACAAACTTTTGATCTAATGCAGTTAAAGGATCTTCATTATCCGTTGATGGTGGTTCATTAAGAAGACCTTCCTTCAGAATATTTTCTTCATATGCTTCTTTTATAATCTCAATCTTATCTTCAAGTTTCTTTATTTCCGATATAACTTCCTTCTTTATCTTATCAAAATTATTAGTTTGTTGACGGTGCTCAACTATTCCTATTTCTCCTTTCAAAGATTGATTAGTCTTTTCAAAACCATTAAGTTTAATATTAATTTCTTCTTTAAGTGTATCTATCTTACGATTAAACTTATTTAATTTCTCAGAATATTCCTCAGATAACAAATTTAAATTCTTATCTATTGCTTCCGACAAAGAATTAGCAAAAGAACTAGAAACAGTATCAGTTTGTTTCTGTGGTTCTTCTACTTTGATAGGAGTTTCATCAACAAGAGTTTCAACCTCTATTTTTTCTGCAAATAATTCACCAGGTTTCTTTAATGCCACTTCTTTTCTATTATAAAGTCGATACTATAATATTTATTCCTCCTCAATCCACTCCAATTCGGATAGTGCATTACTTATAGAATCTTCTACTGGAGTACGATCTTGTTTTGCTCTCCAGTTACGAAGTTCATGAATCATATGATTATATGTTTCTTGAATTACAAAGGGATTATCGTCTCTACTATCAACATAAACAATCTTCCCATTCTCCAAATCATCAACATACCTTGGTTCTGCTTCTGCCTTTGGAGCAAAATAACCCGCACCAACAATGGTACAGGCTATAACTCCCAAAAGACTTACTGAAGCAACTACCTTCTCATTCGCACGAACACGTTGAGTGAGTTCTTTCACATGACCAATTAAATGATCAACCTTCGCTTCCAGTACTGCTATCTTCGTTTCTTGGCTCTGTTCTGTCGTCATAGGTCATTATCCAATAAATTAAATACCCTACTCCACTGAGTAAAGTGCCTAGCATAATATTTATAGACCATAGCATATCATTCATTTTTTCTCTCCTAACTCCCATCCCATATCACACTTATTACATTTACCAGTCTCTTTGATAGTACATGCCCAACCATTATGACATTTTTTACACCCCTTTCCACCACATAGATTACATGATGGATGACTAGTTGACATGTATTACACCTTTCATACCAGCACCAGCATGTGGATCACATTGAATATCATAATCTCCAGGTTCTGAGAAAGTAACATCGAAACTTTCTCCACCCGTAAAAGCCAAATCTGAATGAGATAATTCTGAATGACCCGCTACCTGCATATTATGAGGGGGTAGATCTCCATTAGTAAATGTGACGGTATCTCCAGCAGAGATTGATATCTCATTAGGTTCAAAGACTAGATTGCCTCCAGAACCCATTTGGATATCTGCTGCGTATGCTTTAAAACTAAGAACAAAGAAAGATATAAAGATTATTAACCATGCGACAAATCGATTCATCCATGTGTTAAGATTTTTCTTTTGTAATGTAGTCATTATGTAGTACAGAATAAGGATCCTTCGGATAGGATACAGTCTATACTATTTGGGTGAGAATGTAAATATGGTACGTCTTGAACTGCTTGACTTCTTGCAGAAAAAGCATCATCAGCATACTCACATATGGTCTGATGATGCCTTGTCTGATCTAAATACTGAACTGTGTAATGAGACACGATTGAATAGCCGTGGGCTCGCATAAATTTCAATTATATTTAGATTACTTATAGGTAATATTAACTATTTTTATACTGAACTCAGAACATAGTTATGAATCCAAAACACTACATTTTATAAGGTTTTTCAGGTGTTGTATCTGTAGTAATTTTAATAGGTGCTTGTTCGATTCTAATAGTCTGAACTGGACCAGCACTAGCCTTCGCCATGATTGCTTCAATGTCTTTTGCAGTAACAGGAGGTGCTCCACCATTAACAGCATTACCATTCTTATCCATCTTCATAGTTCCATCACCCTTCTTAGATGCTGTCTGAATTCCGAAGCTAGCAAGAACTCCTGTGAAAACTGAAGCTATGAAAGTTGGATCTATTTTTTGTTGTGGTACACCTGGAATCGCCACATAATTAAGAGTCAATATTCCACCTGACCAGGCAAGTACTGTAATTCTAACAGCCGTACTTATGATTGCTGCCTGTTCGTCAGCATCAGGAAGAAGTGCTGCCTTTGCTTTACCAAAGAAACCTTTTTTCTTTTCTTCCTTAACTTCTTCCTGAAG